TTTTTTTGCATCTTCGTAGAAGATTTCGTAAAAGTCGCCCATGCGGTAGAACATCAGCTGGTCCGGGTGCTGGTTTTTCAGCTTCCAGTACTGCTGCATCATCGGGGTGTGTGCGGAAAGATCAGACATTCAGGGCCTTACAGCGGGTGATCTGGTTGGCGATTTTGAAACCGGCAATGGTACAGGCTTTTTCAACCGGATGCAGGCGGCACCATGAGGCATGCGCGCATACCTTGTGCATTGCATTTCGCCTGATCTCCCTGCATTATGCAATTTATGCAAAAACGCAACGTAGCCACCGTACTCAGAGAACTGCTCGACCGCCACGGCTTGTCTCCGACAGAGCTGCACCGGCGCACGGGTGTACCTCAATCTACCCTGTCGCGGATCCTCGGCGAGAAGATCGTCGACCCTTCGGACAAGCATGTGTCGAAGATCGCCGAGTATTTCGGCGTCAGCACCGAGCAGCTGCGTGGTCGTGCCGAGCTTGGCGCACCGCGCGAAGCGCCGCTGCCGGCGCACGGCCATGCGGGCCTAAGCGACATCAGCCTGTGGGACGATGAAACGCCTGTCGAGGACGACGAGGTGTCAGTACCCTTTCTTCGCGAGGTCGAATTGGCAGCAGGATCAGGAAGATTCGTCATCGAGGAAAGCGAGCGTGCGCGCTTGCGCTTCGGCAAGCGCAGCCTTCGCCACAATGGCGTGCAGTTCGACCAGGCCAAGTGCGTGACGGTGCGCGGCAACAGCATGCTGCCGGTGCTGCGCGACGGGGCGACGGTCGGGGTCAACACGGGCAAGTGTTCGATCGGCGATATCATCGATGGCGACCTCTATGCCATCAACCATAACGGTCAGTTGCGGGTGAAGCAGGTCTACCGGCTGCCTACCGGCATTCGCCTGCGCAGCTTCAACCGTGATGAGCACCCCGATGAAGACTACAGCTTCCAGCAGATGCAGGAGGAGCAGATCAGCTTGCTTGGCCATGTATTTTGGTGGGGGATGTACGCCCGCTGACAATTCGTGTGCACATACAAACCCGCTTCGGCGGGTTTTTTTTCGTCTGCAGAAAAACCCTACAGCCCACGTCGCGAAAGCCCTTCATGCATTTCGACATAATCACGCAGATAAAAATATTCACAAATGCATTGACTGCATATGCATATATGCATAGCCTGTATCTCAAGCCGGACGGAAACCGGCTGTTACACAGGCAGCGATGAACAGGCCTCAACTGTTCAGAGGGTTGGCAACTGGCCCGGGTGTGCAGCGTAAAGCACCACGATCAGTTATCCGGCGGGCAGGTGGCCGCGGTCGGAATCATCAATTTGAAGCGGAACTGCACGGCGTCACCAGTCGTGGCCTGCAGTTCGACCACGCATTACTGAAAAGCCTGGCAACCGGGCTTTTTGGAATGCCGAGTTCAACAACAACCCAGCCTGTAGGCAAACGCCGACAGGCTTCACACAGGAGACAGGACAGTGACGAACGAGCAACAAGCGTTGCTGGAGATGCCGCTCTGGCTGGTAATCGTCCTGGCATTGCTGGGCGGCCTCAGCGGCGAAATGTGGCGGGCAGACAAGGCGGGCGCTACCGGCTGGTCACTGCTCAGGCGGCTGGCGCTGCGCTCAGGGGCCTGCATGGTCTGTGGCGTTTCGACGGTAATGCTGCTGTATGCCGGCGGCCTGTCGATCTGGGCGGCCAGCGCCTTTGGTTGCCTGACCGCCGTGGGCGGGGCCGATGTGGCCATGCGTCTATACGAACGCTGGGCGATCAAGCGCTTGGGCTTGCGCGACGCCGCCCCAAGCGACGAGCGATAAGGAGGATATGCATGAGCGAGTTAGCCACGTTGCATGCGGCAGTAACCGCAATCATTCGTGAGGCAATACCGGAGCTGGCGTTCGTCGATGCTTATACATCTGTGGGAGATGCTCCCGCGCGCCCTGCATTGCGCCATGGCATTGTGCGTATGACGGCCGATGCAGCGCCGCGTGACGGGCGCTCTGTGTTGGTCGCCACATTTGAGGCGGATATCACCGCCGACAGCGCCAACCCTGAGGCCCGTCTGCAGGGCAGCCTGCTGGCCGCGCAACTGATGGACCTGTTGCGCCAACAATATTGGGCGCTGGATTACGTTGAAGCCAGCCGCAATGTGCAGGCGCAGTTCGAGGGCAACGCCTGGACGGTGCGCTGGGACCAGCCGGTAATACTCGGTGAGCCGCGCTGGCCTTGGCCAGACCAGCCGCCAGGCAGCCTGGTGCTGGGCTTCGCGCCGGACATCGGTCTGGGCAACGAAGGCTGCTACCAAGCACCTGAGGACTTTGCATGAGTTACGTCAGTGCAATGCATGACCGCATGCTTGCGTGCCTGCTGATCCCCTGTCGTGTGGTTGCGGTCGACCTTGCCGCTGCCCGCGTGCGGGTTTCCGATGGCAGTGCCTGGACCAGCGCTTGGCTGCGCTGGCATGCACTGGCCGCAGGCAAGGCCCGGCATTGGCGGGCTCCCAGCCTAGGCGAGCAGGGGGTATTGCTCAGCCCCAGTGGCGAGCCTGCCCAGGGCACCTTCGTTCCCGGCCTTTATGGCGACGCCGGCAATCCGCCAGACCTGCGCGAGCATGCCGAAGTCTGGCAGTTCGAGGATGGCGGGTCGCTGACCTACGACTGGCAGGCGCGGCGTTACGACATCCACCTGCCCAGCGGCATAGCCAGCATCAAGGTCGGTGCCAGCACCGTGGAGGTCAGCGATGGCGCCATCAGCTTGCAGGCTAGCGCAATCAGCCTCACCGGAAATGTCACCCTCGACGGACCGCTGCGGGTCAGCGGCGACATCAATGGCGGCGGGCGGATCATCGACACCGCTGGCAACACCGCCAACCACAAGCATTGAACCTAGCCCGCACCTGCGGGCTTTTTCATCTCAGGAGATTGCCATGCACATCCATCAACTGGACGCGGGCACAGCGGGAGGTGCGCCATGATCGGGATGGACCGCCGTACTGGAAAACCTTTAGCTGGCATCGCCCATCTACGCCAATCCATCGAAGACATCCTGACCACACCGCTGGGTAGCCGGCGCATGCGTCCTGAATATGGCAGCCAGCTGCGCCGCTTTGTCGACTTGCCGGTCAACGAGGGCTGGAAAAGCGCCGTGCAGGCCGAAGTCGCGCGGGCCTTGGGCCGCTGGGAACCGCGCCTGCACCTGGAGCGGGTCAAGGTGGTCGCCGTGCTCGACGGCCAAGTCAGTCTGTCTTTGAGGGGACGTTACCTGGGCGATGACGCTCTGCTGGAGGTCAGCATATGAGTCAGGTCGATCTGTCTAAACTGCCTGCACCGCAGCTGCTGGAGGATCTCGATTTCGAGAACCTCTACCAGGCGGACCTTGAAACCTTCCAGGCATACCTCGGCGAAGGCTGGTCGGCCAACCTCGAAAGCGACCGGGTGACCAAGCTGCTGGAAGTCAGTGCCTACCGCAAGCTACTCAACCGCGCCCGTGTCAACGACGCCGCCAAGGCGCTGTTGCTGGCGTATGCCCAAGGCAGCGACCTTGATCAGTTGGCGGCGAATGTCAGTGTGCAAAGGCTGGTGATCCAGCCCGAGGACCTGGCCAGCGTGCCGCCCACCTCAGCATTGCTGGAATCCGACGACGCTCTGCGTGAGCGCGTCCAGCTGGTCTACGAAGGTCTGACCACGGCCGGCCCGCGCAACAGTTACATCCTGCATGCCCGCAACGCTTCGGGGCAGGTGGCTGACGCGACCGCCGAAAGCCCTTCGCCGGCCGTGGTGGATGTCACGGTGCTGAGCCTGGAGGGCAACGGCACGGCCAGCGCCGCGTTACTCGCCCAGGTAGACGCTTACCTCAATGACGACGATATACGCCCGGTGGCCGACCGGCTCAACGTTCGCAGTGCGGTGGTGCTGCCGTACCGCATCGATGCCGTGGTGTACCTGGCTGAAAGCGGCCCTGAATACGAAGCGATCCTTGCCGAGTGCCAGCGCCGGCTTGAAGCCTGGATCAACCCTCGGCGGCGCCTGGGCGTGGAAGTATCCCGCTCAGGTATCGATGCCCAGTTGCATATCGACGGTGTCAGCCGGGTAGAGCTGGGCGACTGGACCGATATTCGCCCGACCAAGGCCCAGGCCGCCTGGTGCACTGGCTTCTCGCTCAAGCGAGGGGGCTGACATGCAGAGCCTGTTGCCGCTCAACCACACCCCGCTGGAGCGGGCCATCGAAGTGGCCGCCGACGAAGACCTCAAGGTCAGCCTGCGCCAGCTCTACCACCCTGAAACTTGCCCGTCGCACCTGCTTTATCAACTGGCTTGGGCGTGGTCGGTGGACCGCTGGGAGGACAGCTGGAGCGATCTGATCAAGCGCTCAGTCATCCGCTCGGCATTCTTCGTCCATGCCCATAAAGGCACGCTCGGTGCGCTGCGGCGGGTGGTGGAGCCGTTCGGTTATCTGATCGAAGTGGAGGAATGGTGGCAAGCCAAGCCGCCTGCACCCGCCGGCACGTTCGCCTTGAAGATCGGCGTCTCCGATGCCGGCATCAGCGAAAGCACCTACCAGGAAATGTCGTCGCTGATCGACGACGCCCGGCCGGTCAGCCGCCACCTGACTGGCTTGGTGATCAGCCTCGAAAGCCGTGGCGCCCTGCACATCGGCTGCGCGATCCAGGACGGTGACGAATTGGACATTTACCCTCCGGCGCCACGTGACATCGAGGTCATTGGCGCCATCGGTCGCGGTGGCCGCGAACATACAATCGATACCTTGGACATTGCACATGGTTGACCAGACTTCTCAGTTCTACGCCATCCTCACCAACGTGGGCGCGGCGAAACAAGCCAACGCGGATGCCTTGGGCATGGCGTGGAAAATCACCCAGATGGGCGTCGGCGATGCGAACGGCACCGACCCGACGCCCAACGCCACCCAGACCAGCCTGATCAACGAATGGCGACGTGCGCCGCTGAACCAGCTGAAGGTGGACGACAAGAACAACGCGATCATCATCGCCGAGCAGGTCATCCCGCCGGATGTCGGCGGCAAGTGGATTCGCGAAATTGCGCTTTATGACGCCGACGGCGACATGGTCGCCGTGGCCAACTGCGCGCCCACCTACAAACCACTGCTCAGCCAGGGCTCGGGACGTACCCAGGTGGTGCGGATGAACCTGGTGGTCAGCAGCGCCAGCAATGTGCAGTTGAAGATCGACCCGGCCGTTGTACTGGCTACGCGGGAGTGGGTGACGGAGGAATTGGCCCGGCAGGATTTCAAGCATTCGGTGCTGGCGGCGACCACGGCGAATATCACCTTGAGTGGATTGCAGACAATCGATGGTGTAGCCCTTCCTGATGGGGCACGAGTACTGGTTAAAAACCAGTCTGCGGCCAAAGACAACGGTTTGTATAAAGTGGCAGCTGGAAGCACCTGGGTGCGATGCACCGACGCGGATGCAAGCGTCAAGGTAACCCCTGGCATGTTGGTGCTGGTCGAGCGCGGCACCCTTAATGCCGATAGCGCATGGCAATTGGTGACCGATGCTCCGATCTCCCTGGGTGTTACTGGCCTGGCATATGAAATGGCTTTTGGACGCACTGGCGTAGTGGCAGGCACCTATCGCAGCGTGGTGGTGGATGCTTACGGTCGAGTAACTGCTGCAACCAGCCCTACAACCGTGGCGGGATACGGTCTTACCGATGTGTACACCAAGATTCAACTGGATCAAGCGTTGATGCTCAAGGCGTCACTGGCCAGCCCAGCCCTGACCGGTACGCCAACGGCACCCACGCCGGTAGCGGGCAACAATTCTAATCAGTTGGCCAATACGGCGTTTGTACAGACCGCCATTGCTTCCTTGATTGCGTCAGCGCCTGGCGCGTTGGACACGCTTAACGAGCTGGCGGCCGCATTGGGCAACGATCCGAATTTTGCCACCTCGATGACCAACGCCCTGGCGCTGAAGGCGCCGTTGGCCAGTCCAACCTTTAATGGGCTTCCAACCGCGCCAACTCGCCCTCGATTCAGTGCCGACACAACGCTGGCGACGACGGATTTCGTACACTCAAGAGGTGTGCAATTCAACACATTTGTGGCAACAAATCAGGCTGGTACCCTGCCGGGAACAATTGCGCATATTGGCGGGTTGGTGCACTTCTGGGGTGACGCCCAGATGGCTTACAGCGTGCCGAACTCGGCGACCACCGGCGCTGCCCAGGGAGCGGTTGTCAGGGTCCATAACTGGTCCTCTCGTCGCCTTCAGATCACGCCACAAGGCAACGACAAACTTCAGGAGGGCAGCGGATACGCAGCTTCCAGCGTAGTTCGTACGATACCCGCTGATACCTCTATCGATTTGATACACATCGGTTCTGGCGTATGGATCATGCATGGAACCGGCGTTGATTCGGTGAAAGTGCCCTGGAAGAGGAATGTAGACATCATCGGCTACGAGTTTCTACCAAGCGGTATGTTAAGACAGTGGGGCCGCTTGATCCTGCCGGTGTACGTAGACACGACTCCGGTGAATGTGACTTTTCCTATTGCGTTCCCAGGGGCTTGTCTTAATGTCATAGCTTCAATCGGCGTGGGAGCTGTGGACTATGACACCAGTTCTGAATATCGCCTATGTAAACAAGCCGTGCATGCCGGCCCAGGCACCTTGGTGGGGTTCGAGGGGCAGGCGACGATTGAAAACTTTAATTACCACAGCCGCGTTGTCCAGTGGACGGCCATCGGCTATTGAGCGACAGGTATCGCAGCATGACGATCTATGTGGTTCCAGGAAAAAAAGGGTTTTGGCCGGAAGGAAGCAGCCCGGAAGGCGCAGAGCCCATTAGCGATGAGCTTCATCAGGCGCTGCTGACCGGGGAGTGTGATGGAAAAAGCATCAATTGGCAGTCCTCGCCGCCTTCCTTAAAGGACTTTGAATTTAAGGCGGACCCAACAACAGAGCGTGCCTGGCGCGACGCCGCGTTAGTGACGCCTTGCGCAGCGCGTGACCGCCACCGCGATGAGCAGGAGTTATTCAGGCCCACTACTTTCACCCCTGAGCGATATGTAGAGCTGCTGGGATATATCCAGAAGCTGCGCGACTGGCCTCAGTCGGCTGCATTCCCTGATATGACGCAACGCCCTCCGGCACCTGACTGGCTCGCCGAACAAACTTAAAACGCCCCGCTCTGACGGGGCGTTTCTTTTTCGCTCTACCACCTGGCCTCGCACTGCGGGGCCTTTTCACATCTGGAGTAAACATGACTGGATTCTTCCACGGCGTCACCGTCACCAACGTCGACACCGGCGCCCGCAGCATCGCACTGCCCTCATCCTCGATCATCGGCCTGGTCGACACTTTCACCGAAGGCCCTGGCGCATCGGCCAAAGCCAACGATCTGGTGCTGATCACCAGCGAACGTGAAGCCGTCGCCGCCTTCGGCGAAAACGCAGCCATCACCAAAGCCTGCCGGGCCATCTACACCCGCGCCAAGGCGGTCATCGTCGCTTGTGGTGTGGCCAAGCTCGAAGACGCCGCTGAGCAGACCTCGGCGATCATCGGCGCAGTCCAGGCCGACGGCAAGCGCACCGGCTTGCAGGCGCTGCTCGACGGCAAGAGCCGTTTCAACGCCCAGCCGCGTCTGCTGGCCGCACCGCACCACAGCGTCACTCAGGCAGTCGGCACCGCATTGGTGGCGCTGGCCGACAAACTGCGCGGCATCGCTATCATCGATGGCCCTAATACCACCGACGAAGCGGCCATCGACTACGCCAAGAATTTCGGCGCCAAGCGCGCTTTCCTGGTCGACCCAGGCGTGCAGTACTGGGACAACGGCGAAGAGGCCACCGTCGACGCGCCGAGCTCGGCATGGGTCGCCGGCCTGTTCGCCTGGACTGACAGCGAATATGGCTTCTGGGCCTCGCCGTCGAACAAAGAGTTCGTCGGCATCACCGGCACCACCCGCCCGGTCGAGTTCCTCGATGGAGACGACAGCTGCCGCGCGAATCTGCTGAACAACGCCAACATCGCCACCATCATCCGCGACGACGGCTTCCGCCTGTGGGGCAACCGCACCTTGTCGAGCGACCCGAAATGGGCCTTCGTCACCCGTGTGCGGACCATGGACATCGTCATGGACGCGATCCTCTACGGGCACAAATGGGCGGTCGACCGCTCGATCACCGCGACTTATGTCAAGGACGTCACCGAAGGCCTGCAAGCCTTCATGCGCGACTTGAAGAACCAGGGCGCGATCATCAATTTCGAGGTGTTCGCCGACCCAGAGCTGAACACCGCCAGCCAGCTCGAGCAAGGCAAGGTTTATTGGAACATTCGCTTCACCGACGTCCCGCCTGCCGAAAACCCCAATTTCCGCGTTGAAGTCACTAACCAGTGGCTCACCGAAGTCCTCGATTCCGCCGCTTAAGGAGCGTATCCACATGGCAATGATTCCCGAAACCCTGGCCAACCTGAACCTGTTCGTCGACGGCGTCAGCTTCCAGGGCGATGTACCCAGCCTGACCCTGCCCAAGCTCACCTTGAAGATGGAAGAACACCGCCCCGGCGGCATGGACATGCCGGTCGAAATGGATCTGGGCATGGAGAAGCAGGTAGCGGCTTTCACCACCACCGGCGTGCGCCGTGAAGCGCTGAAGTTCTTCGGCCTGGCCGATGGCAGCGGCTTCAACGGCACCTTCCGGGGGGCCTTCAAAGGCCTCAAGGGTAAGATCACCCCGGTGGTGGTCAGCCTGCGTGGCACGCTCAAGGAAATCGACATGGGCGACTGGAAGTCGGGCGACAAGGCCGAGATCAAGCACAGTGTCGGCCTGAGCTACTACAAGCTGGAGGTCGACGGGCGCCTGGTGTACGAGATCGACGCACTGGGCATGAAGCGCGTGATCGACGGCATCGACCAACTGGCCGCCCAGCGCGCTGCGCTTGGCCTGTAAGGAGGCAACCATGGCTCAAGCGAAAAAGCAGCCGCAGTGGCTGACCCTGAGCGCCGAGCGCGTCACCGTGCGCCTGTCCCGCGCCAGCGAGGTCAATGGCGTGCAGGTCGACAGCCTGACGCTGCGCGCGCCCACTGTCCGCGATATCCGCAATGCCCAGGCCGGCGGCTGCGGTGACGATGAGCAGCGCGAACTGAATCTGTTCGCGTCGCTGGCCGAGGTCGGTATCAAGGACCTCGAAGGCCTCGCCCTGAAGGACTACAGCCGCCTGCAGGCGGGGTACTTTCGCCTGGTCCAGGACGACGAACTTTGACCCGGCCCGGCAGAAGGCCGCCGCTCGGCGGCTGGCCAAGGAGCTGAACTTTTCCGCGAGCGAAATCATGGCCATGTCGTACAGCGACATGGTCTGGTGGCTCACAGAGTGAAAGGAAGGAAAGGATGGCGAACAGATCCGCTGCAACGGATGCGTCGCAACAGCCACGCTCCGACCCTGAGCAAGATCAGGTCAACCTCGCGCAAGTGTTCAGTCATCAGCACAGAATACTTGGGCGCGTCGTGCGATCGCTGAGGCAGGGAGCGCCTCAGCTTTCGAAAGCCGAATCGCCCATTGACGAGCCTGTCGATGATGGGGTCGATGGGACCTTGCCGCAGAGCAGGAAGGTCCAGCCCAGCGCAATTGTCGAACGGCTTTCGTCAAGGGCCGCTTCCAGAGCCCGACCTCTACCCGTCGAGCATGATGACTACCCCCTGGGTGCCGATACTACGCCTTCGACCGAGCCGGGCCATGGTGCCCGACAACGCCGATCGCAAATGCTCGGCGCGGCAAATGCAGCAGCGCTTGACGGTCGGCTGGATGCGCTGCTGAAGGTGGGTACCACGGCAGCAACCGCTTCGACGGCTCAAGACTGGGGGGAGGGGCTGGGAGGTGCTGTTGGGGGGCTTGCCGGAAGTGCGCTTGGGGCGGCTTTTACCAAATACACGGGCAAGAATGTCGAGTATGGCAGGGTGGTGGGCGGCTTCTTCGGCGACAAGGCGGGGGCGGCGCTCGGCAAGCGCCTGGCGCCTGACCCCGAACCGAACGTAGCAAACGAGGCTGGCGCGGCAACGACTACTGCGCCCCAGGCAGCCACTGAAGCCTTGCCGGGCGCGATCGGGCAAGAACTACTTCCAGGGATGGGTATTGGCTCAGTCGCGCGCATTCATGGAGCCGGAAAAGACTCCTCAGCGCTGGGTTGGAGCAGGTTGAAGGGCTGGTTGGGCAACAACAGCCCGGCGGCGAACGAACCTTATCCTCTCGGCGCAGATGCAGGCCCTTCACCGACAGACATCGACAAGCGTCCACCGCCTTGGAAGACGGTCGGTGAGGTCCTCAAGGAAGAGGGGAAAAATCTCTTACTGGAAGCGGTCCTGAAGGCGGGCCACACCTATATGACCGCCACGACGGCAGAGGCAGCGTGGGCAGGCTATGGCGGTGCTGTAGGTGGCCTCGTCGGCTCTGTTGGCGGTGCGGTAGTGGTCAAAAGATTCCTGCCCTTCATCAACCCGTCGATTGGCATGACCGTGGGTGGAACGTTGGGTGATGAGACCGGTACCGCAGTGGGAGGATGGGTCGCTCGGCAACTGGTCGGGGACGATCGTAAGCCAGAGGTTCGTAAGCCATTGCCTGTCGTTTCGCTCCTCGATCCAGCCAAGCAGCGAGTCACGCCCGTTCCGAACCAGCCATTCGTTGACCTTAAGCTAGGGGCGCAAACCGGCAAGCGCCTGTTGTCATCACCAGAATTGGCGCGACAACAGCCAGTGGAGCGTCCCCCGTTAACCCAGGTGTCATTGCTGGACCCGCTCAAGCATTCGTTTACCCCGCTGCCCAAGACGGAGTATGTCGATGAGCAGGTGGGTACCCGGATCACCCGGCACTTGCTGACACACGCAGCTGCGACTCAGCAAAAAGCTGCCAAGCAGCCACCGCTGGCGCCTGTGTCGCTGCTAAGGCCCATCTCACGCGATAGGTTGGAAGAGGCGCCAGACGATCGACCTTTGCCCATGCGCATGCCATCGCCCGCCACGGCACTGCCAGAGGCTGCCAGCCTGCCCATCTCGCAGGCAAATGAGCCTCAGCCGATAAACCACCATTACACCTTCAATACCAACATGCCGGTAACGGTTAACGGAAACCTGGATGATCCAGCGGTCATGCAGCGTCTGGAGGCGATGGTGCAACGCACGCTTCAAGAGCTGATTAGCCGTCAGGCGGCTATCCAGCTTTCCGATCCCATTTACGCCTGAGGATCTTTTCATGACTTATCTGGAACAGCTCCAAAGCGGGCTGCATGCCTTGGTCAGGGCGAGTGAGGAGGGGCATCGGCGTGCCGACGCCATGCTCGACCCCATGAGTCAGGCGGTCGGCCATGCCAAACAGGCGGCCGCCGAACTCGAAGCCTTGCCATGGATCGGCCCGGACATTGGCAAGCGCCTGCAACGCACGATGCGCGCCATCGACTCAGCCAAGCAGCGAGTCGACAATGTCATTGGCAAATACGACCGTACCGTCGAGGTGGTGCGCAAGGTGCGCGATCAGGTCGTCGCTTTCGACGAACACCTGGGCAAGGCTGGCGCGGCAATCCGCCGTGTGATCGGCGATGCACGTGCGGTCGCCAGCGGCGTGCTGTCGACCTTCGGTTTCGCGCCCGAGGCGACACCTGCGGCAGAGGCGATCAAACCGTTCCCGCATCTGCTGGTACTGCAACCGCTCAAGGCGAATGCGCCACCGTATTACTTCAATCTCGACACCGTTGCTTTCGACCATTTACGTCGGCAAACCCGCTTTCGCTGGGCCGGTCAGGAGCGGCTGAGCCGCGACAGCGCGCAGCAGGCGGTAAGCCTGGGCGAAGAGCGCATCAGCATTCGGGGGGCGATCTTCCCTGGCTTTAAAGGCGGCCTAGGCCAGTTGCAGGCGCTGCGCGGCATCGGCCGTCAACTGCTGCCGCTGTCGCTGACCACTGGCTACGGCGAAGTCCTCGGCACCTGGTGCCTGACCAGCATCGAAGAAGAGCAGGGGGCTTTGCTGGCCGGTGGCATTCCACGCAAACAAGGGTTTTCACTGGAGTTCGTCAGCTATGGCCACGATCTGCAAAACGTCTGAGGGCGACTTGCTCGACACCCTCTGCCATCGCTATTACGGGCACCTCGACGGCAGTGTCGAAGCCGTGCTGCAAGCCAATCAAGGCCTGGCCGATGAGCCTCAGCCGTTTCGCAGCGGGGTGATCATTCGCTTGCCTGAGATGGCAGCGGCTGCGGTCAGCACCGTGCAGCTTTGGAGCTGATGCCATGCAACCGCAATTTCGCATCCAGGCCGATGGTCAGGACATCACGGCACTGATCAACGACCGCCTGCTGCTGCTGCGCACCACCGACAAGCCCGGCATGGAATCCGATGATTTCGAGTTGCGCGTCGATGCCCGCGACGGTGCCATTGCGCTGCCCTCCCGAGGCGCGGTGATCGAGCTGCACCTGGGCTATGCCGGGCAACCGCTGACCCTGTTGGGCCGTTACACGGTGGATGAGGTCGAGCTGTCCGGCCCGCCGGATACCTTGGTGATACGCGGCAAGGCCAGCGACTTGCGTGGCAGCGGCAGGACCATTCGCAGCGGCAGCTGGGAGGCGGTAGCTTTGCAAGACATCGTCGCCGAAATCGGCGCGCGCAACGGCTGGCAGGCCATCTGCCCGGTGGTAAACCAGGTGCCGCGGGTCGACCAGTACAACGAATCGGACTTCAATTTCATCACCCGTCTGGCCCGTCAGTACGACTGCACCGCCAAGCTCGCCAACGGCCAGTTGCTGGTGCTGCCACGCCAGGCTGGGCACAGCGCCAGCGGCCAGCCACTGGACGTGGTCAGCATTGTCCGCAGCGACGTCAGCGAATGGCATTTTCGCCTGGATGACAAGGCTGCGCGCAAGGCTGTGCGTACCCGCTATCAGGACAGTGCCAGCGGCGCGCTGAAAACGGTCGAATTGGGCAGCGACGAAGCGGCTGAGGAGGGCCGCCCGGTGCATACCGACCGTCATTTGTATCCCAATCGCGTGGCCGCCGAGCAGGCGGCCAAAGCTCGCTTGGCCAGCTTCAACCGCGCGACCGCCATCGTGCACCTCGACTTGCCTGGGCGTACCGACCTGTTCGCCGAACGCAGCATCGACCTGCACGGTTTTGTCGACGGCCTTGATGGCCAGTACCAGATCGACTCGGTTGAGCAGGTGTTGACCCATTCTGGCTGGCGTACCACGGTGCATGGCAATGGTGGTAAGGCGGGCAAGGTGCAGGCCAAAGGTGCTGCGTCACGACGGGGGGCTGCGATAAAGGCTTGAGGCAGCTGATACCCAGGACACAAGGAAGGAAACCGACATGCTCACAGAATCACAACTGCTACAGATCCTCCCCAACGCCCGCCCTGTTGCGGGCGTTTTTCTTTCGGCGCTGAATGTCACGCTGCCACGTTGGGAGATCGACAGCCCCAGGCGTGTGGCGGCCTTTCTGGCCCAGGTGGGTCATGAATCAGGTCAGTTTCGCTACGTTAAGGAGTTGGGTAATGAAAGTTACCTGGCACGCTACGACACTGGCAGCCTTGCCCAGCGCCTGGGCAATACCCCGCAAGCCGACGGTGATGGTCAGTTGTATTGTGGCCGTGGCTTGATCCAGGTCACCGGGCGCAACAATTACCAGGCCTGCAGCCGCGCGCTGTTCGGTGACGAGCGCCTGCTGGCTCAGCCGCAACTGCTCGAACAGCCGCGCTGGGCGTGTGAATCGGCGGCGTGGTTCTGGCATTCGCGCGGGCTCAATGCGCTGGCCGATCGCGGCGAGTTCAATCGCATCACCCGTCATATCAATGGTGGCTTGAACGGGCTGGAGGACCGCTTGAAGCTTTGGGCCCGGGCGCGTGAGGTGTTGTGTTGAGCCGATGGCTGCTGGGCCTTGGTGCGTTCTCGTTGCTGTTGTCCGTGGCATTGGCCTGGCAGGTCCAAGGCTGGCGCTATGAACGGCAACTGGCGCAACAGGCGCAAGCCCATTCCGATGCCACGGCCGCGCGGCTATTGGCCGAGCGCGAGCAGCGGCAGGCCCTGGAGCAACGCCTGGTGGAAAGTGAAAACCGTCATTTCAAGGAGCTTACCGATGCGCACCAGGCTCAAGCTCGCCTGCGTGATCGCCTTGCTACTGCCGACCTGCGCCTGTCGGTCCTGGTCGAACGCGACAGCGCCTGTACCGCAGTGCCTGCCACCGCCGGCGCCGGCGGCGTGGATCATGCAACCATACGCGCCCAACTTGAGCCGGCGCATGCTGGACGAATTATCGCCATCACCGATGAAGGAGACCGGGGGTTGATGGCGTTGCGGGCTTGTCAGGATTATGTGCGGGAGTTGCGGCGCTGAGGGGGTGTTGCAACAAATGCAGGAGCGGATTCATCCGCGATGAGCCGCGCGGGCGGCGCTCGGTCTCAAGAGCACCCAGAAACTCGGACATGCACTTCGTACAACCAAATGCTACGGTGTCTCCCTCACGCCAAGGAACCGCCCATGGACCCGATCACCGCTCTCTCCACCCGTCTGGGCGAACACTTGCGCCGCTTGAACGCTCAGGTCACCACTGCCGAATCCTGCACCGGTGGTGGCATCGCAGAAGCCATCACCCGTGTACCCGGTAGCTCCGCCTGGTTCGAGGCTGGGTATGTCACCTACTCCAATTCGCAGAAGACCCGCCAGCTTGGCGTCCCTGAACCGCTGTTCAGCCAGGTAGGCGCGGTCAGCCAGGAAGTGGTCGAAGCCATGGCTCGTGGCGCCCAGGTTGCCAGTGGCGCGCGCTTTGCCGTTGCCGTCAGCGGTGTAGCCGGGCCAGATGGAGGTTCGCCGGCCAAACCGGTGGGCACCGTGTGGCTGGCCTGGGCGGATGGCGAGCACGTGATCAGTGAGCGTCGCCACTTCGATGGCGACCGCGAAGCGGTGCGCCGACAAACGGTGATCGCCGCGTTAGACGGCTTGTTACAGCTCGGTACCGAGTAATTCGACGACAGGGGTTTGCTCAAGCGCTTCCCTGTGGAATAATACTGGCTA